TCAATTTCTTCTGTTGTAAATCCTCTTTGTTGTGCAAATTTCTCTGCCATTTCTGGGTTAGTCTTTTTAAGCTGTGAATAAAACAAGAAATCACTTTGTGCTGCTGTTATTTCTGGTGTATCTCCTTTTTCAGCTTCTTTTTGTAGTTTTTGAAGCTCTATTTGTGCTTTTTGTAAATTAAGAATACTAGTAGCATCTTTCATTTTTTGAGCTTCTTTTTGAGCTTCTTCCACTTGTTTGGCTTGTTCTTTCATAGCTAAAACTATTCCGCTAGGCATTCCTGCTTGTTTTTCAAGTTCTCTTAATGCTTGATCTGAGACATTATCTATAGCTTTACTACTAATAAGAGTATTAATATATTTAATCGCATCATCTTTTTTCTCGCCAATTTCAGCTCTTCTTTCCTTAATATAATTTTCAACTGATCTTCTTTCTGCTTCATCAAGATTGAACTTTTCTTCTTTATAAGTTCTTTCCATAGAATTTAAACTCATATTTTGATCTCTTTCTAATCTTCTTAGATAATCTGCACCTTCTGCTACTACTCCTTCAGCAAAAGCAACGTTTGATATATCTCCTTCTAACCCCCCAACTCTAGCTCTTACTAATTGAGCCTGTCTTCTTGCTTTATCTTTCTCACGTGACATTCTCTCGTTATTTATTACTCTTTGTGTTTCTCTAGCTGCTTTGTATTCTTCTTCTAAGAGGCTTCTTTTTTCTTCAATAGCCTTAGCTTCATCACTACCAAAAAACTCTCTTCTAAGCTCCTCATCTGTTTTTTCTCTAGCTTCTTCAGTGCTTGCCATACTTTCTAACATTAATATATCTTCTTCTGTTTTTTGTTTGCCTTTAAGTAAATTTAAAGCTGAATTTAAAGCTGATTGTAGGTCGGTAGTAGTCTCGCCTGTTTCTGGATCTTCTTTCTGGAATTTAGTTATATCAAAAGCTGTTGATATTCCTGTAGCTTTTTCTCTTAGTTTATCAGCAGTTGTCTTTTTCTTTTCAACTGAACTTTTAGGGCTTGGTGTTGATAAATACTTTTGCACTCCTGATGACAATGTTTGTCCTAGTGGTTTACCTTCTAATGCTCTTTGAATACCAGATCTAGCTTGCCCTGATGTTATTTTTTGATCTTTAGTATAAGCATCTAAAGTTTTATCTATTTGAGATTGAGTTGGCTCATCTTCAATACCTTGTAATTCTTTCATTACATCTATAGTCGGCTTAATTCCAACTTGAGTTAATGCACCTCTAAGCTTGGCTTGAGCTTTTCTTCTGCGTGTATCTTGAAGCTTATTATAAGTTTCTTCACTTTCAGCAAAAGTTCTAGTTTCACCAGTAAGTGGATCTATTAAAGTTGTTCTGCCTTTTTCTCTTGTAAAAAATTGAGTAGCCATAATTATTTAAAATATTATTTTCTATCAAGTAAGAATAAAAGTTTTAGGCTTAAAATCTCCTGATTTAGTAGTAAATTCAGTATCACTACCATAAGCTGTACCAATTGAATTTATTGCATAAGCTCTGTAATGGTATCCTGTACTAGCTGATAAGCCAGTTATTGATCCTTCGTAAGCTCCTGTTGTCCCAGATACTATTACTTTATCGTCTGCTGTAGTCGGATTAGGACTTGTTGACCAACAAAATCCTCTTTCTGTTATTGTTTCGCCTTCATCACTTGCAACTTCGCCAACTCCTGTTGCTGCTGTGCCTCCTATGTTAATTGCTGCACTAGTTGTTACTATTGGAGCAGCTGAATAAGTTACTGATAAATAAGGTCGATCTGCTAATATTGAATAATCCCTTGTGTATATAGAAAATGCTGTTGAATTACTTGCACCAGTTGATGTCCAAGAGCCGCTAACGTCAAAATCAGAACGTAATGCAAATTTACTTAATCCAGTTGTATTTATAGCCGCCTTACCACTAGCATTGAAATTTATACTTTTACTTACACTAGTTAAAGGGTATGAAATACTTCCGAAAGATGTTGAACCAAAATTGCTTCTATCAAAATCTGATGTTGATAAAGTATCTGTTATTGATGCTGGAGCTGCTGTTATATGAATATCTGGTTGACCTTGACCTGTATCTGGTGCAGCACCTGCAATTAAAAATCTTATAAAAGCAGAATCAACAACAGCTGTGCTTCCTAATGTAGAAGTATCAAAAGTCATTACAAATCTTGCCATTCCTAGCGGAAAGTTGCCAGCACTAGTCCCTATCCATTGTAAACCTTGAGCCGTAGTAGTTGTGTCAGCAACGTCAGAAGTGGTTTTATTTAATAAATTACTAAAATTAGATTGAGGAGTAGTAACATATAAAGCACCATCGACACTACCGCCCCCTGATCCTGCCGCTGAATAAACTAATACAGTTTTAGACATATTAAACTTGTGTAAAAACTAAAGTTAAAAATAAACCTTTAGGGGCTGTAGTAGAAACAGTGTCTACATCTATTCTAAGAACATCTGCTGCTGTTACTGGTGCATAAGTTGCGCTTACTGTCCCGCTCCCACTTGTCGCTGCACTTGCTATAGTAATAAGGCTTGAAAGCATGTCGTTAGTTGTTGTGGTGTTATTTATCTGAATAGTTGTGTTTCCTGTTGTTCCTGCTGTTACTACATTTCCATGAGCTTCACTTAGTTTCATTCCTGTTAATGTTGTAGGTATTCTAAAATATACTTGTCCATCACTTACAGTTGCATCTTCGGCAACATCATTAACTATAATTGTCATTGATTTATCTGACTTATCTATATCTGTCCAATCTGATCCATCATGAGCATATTGAACTTTATCAGTTGAATCGTCTCTTCTTAAGATTGAGCGTGATCCTGTGTCATCTAATACTGCAATAACATTATCTGTTTCTGTGCCATCTCCTATTTGAAATATGTTTCCACCAGTAGCTATTGATCCTTGGATTGCATCTACGATCATATTTTGCATTTGTGGAGTAGGTGCTATTTCAACGATTGAATCTCTTGGGATAGCTTTTGCGAAGTCTGCATTTCCTGCGGTGTAGTCTCTAGCGTCTGATGTGCCTCTAACTACTGTAGCAGTAACGTCATCAGCTGCAACAGCTGTTACTTCCATTTGTTCAACGTAGTTTTTATAATCACCACTTGTTATTCTTACTGATATTTGAAAAGGAGTTGCCAAAGCTGTGCCATCCTCATCTACAAAGCCTGGGCTTGTTGCTACTAGAGTTGTTGCAGTAGCACTCATAGGAGTTGCAACCTTTACAATAGGGTTGTCTGGCTCTCCTAGTTTTGCCGGTGTTAAGTTTACTAAACTTGTTGGATTTGCCATATTTTTATTATAAATTAAGAAGGTTTACTAGTCAAAAAGTTGTTCCTTATTGCCCTACGTTTAAACTCGACCTCAGTCTCTATGAAATGTATCTCATGAGGTAAATTATAAGAAGAGCTTATTTGAAATTGATACTTTAAAGCGTTTTGTATTGGAGTAAAACCATCATGCACAAAGTCCTCTGATATTACTATGTCTCCTTTTTGTATTCCTTTAGCGTATGAAGTTACACCAAAGCCATAAGGTTCTAAATTAGCGTCAGATCCAGCCCACCAATAAGTTTTAGCTGATTCTGTGACTGAGTTGTCTTCATCCCATGAATTAATATCTACTCTTATTACTGAACTAGCAGATAATTTCCCTTGCATCCAAATGCTTTTTACATCCTTTAACATAACAGGATCGCCACCATCTTCTTGCTTATAAAGTATCTTGCCATCTATATCAGTACCATCGTCCTGATAACCACTAAATACTTCATATATTTTACAACCTGAGCTGCTTATACCATATATTTTATTTACATTATTGAAAGACACTTTACATAATTCTTGGATATTCCATCCTGTTATTTCAGTCCATATTTTTAATTTAACGTTATATACTAAGCAAAAGTTATTAGTTGTACTATTTTCTCCTAATTGAACATAAATTCTCTCTTTGCCATCCCAAAGTAGAGTTGAATTTTCAAAATTATAATTTTCAATTTGATCTTCTCCCAAGATATTTGATATTTCTGATTCTAATTTATCCTCTCCTGAAAATTCCATTTGATAAACTCCATTCTCATTGGTGTAAAATATACCCATAGGCGTTGATATTGAGTTGTAACCGCCGAAATTAAATTCTTGGTGTTGTGTTACCTGAAATTGTTTTAACCCCGCTGTAGCGTCATCTATTACGTCTAATTTGAATGCCTTTGTTGCATCATCATAAAATACAACTGTTAAATTCCTATGAGAAACAATTGAATTAACTTTTCCTCCTGATTCAGTCAAATTTACACCAGATCCGGCTGGATCATCTGATGCAGTCCAATTAGTAAAAGGAATTACAGTAGGATCTGTGATAGCCTCAGCCCATCTAACTTGAGATTCGTTAGTATCTGTATCACCAGCCATTAAAAAAGCTCCATTATATGAGTTATATATTTCTAATACACTAGCTTTTGGTGATTCACTTAATTGAAACCAATATCTATCAGCACCATCTGCTAAAGCCATATTATTCCCTCCTACACTTCCATTAAGTTGTTCATTATTTTGAAATGCAGTTCCATTCCTACTAGTGAGAACAAGAGCTCCACTAGAGCCGTCATCAGTGTCAGCAGTAACAACACCAGTAGCACCACTCGTAGCACCTGTTACAGTTTCGCCAATAGTGAAGTTTGTGCTTTGTGAATCATATTTTAAAAATTTACCATTGAGATAATGCAACATAACTTTTAACCCACCTACTGAATATATTAAATATTTACCATATCTTTTCATCGCTGGTTTTAATCTATTAGCATTAATCCCTGATGGTTCTTCTGTTTGTATTACTGTAGATGTATTACTAGATATGTTGTATATAGCAAACTTAAATGAAGTGCCATTATAATAACAATAAGCTAAATTATCTGAATCCATTGTCACTATTCTTTCCCCTATCTCATCAGCTATTTCTTCTATTTTTAAAATACCTTCTCTAGTTACCATTCTACCATCACCTTTAACAAAATAATTCTGTATTTTAACAGCCTGATTGGCAGCAAGACGTGTAGCCAAATCTCTTTGGTTTTGTCCACCAGTAGTACCATAGTTGATACCTACTTTTACATCGCCTGGGGTTGGTAATGTTACATCTAGGCTCATAATGAAAAAGCATTAGTTTTTAAAAGTCTTATATTTGGGCTGTATTCTTTGCTTACAATCCCTTCTGCTTCTTTTGCAAAGTCTCTCCTTACGTTAGCAGAACCATAATTTTCTACTCTTACGTTATATAAGAATGAAAACCAATCTAAATAAAATTTCTTATATTTATCTTCAAGGATTAATGTATCTGTGTCAGTAGTATATAAATCTCTATCTGGTATATATCTAAATGTTAAGCTTACATCTGCTGTAGGCTCTGGGGTAATTACTATATTTGTACCATCTAAGTAAAAACCTTTCTTTAAAGAACCGAATTCTGTTTGATTATATGTATATGATACTCCGCCATTGTCATCTAATTGAAATAATCCACTTCTTTTTGGGACTATTGATTGAAAATCAGCTGGTAAAGAATAAGTACTTGTACCACTAGTTACGCTAACTGTAGTGGAACTCATAAATTTCTCAGGATAGATCTTTAAGATAGAATCATAAATAGTTTGATCTATCTCATTTAAGAATAGATAAGTAATCGTATCACTAGGGATAGATTTTTGTTCATATTCAGCCCATAATGTTTTGAATTCACTTATTGTCATTGTATTTATCAATAATCATTAAAAGTTGGTACAATGGAAGTCTTCCTACTTCCTCGGAAGGATCTGTTTTAATGCCCTTCTCTTTCATTTTTTGAACTGTAGGCTCTGCCCAGTCAGGTATAGGATATAAAGCTTCACCATTGTCCTGAAAATGAGCTTTTTCGAGTGGTGCTAGGCTGTATAGCTTGCATTCTTTTCCAAGGTCTATTAATTTATTCCAGTCTCCGCTCCAAGTATAATTGCCATTTTTATCTATAAAGACCATATCTACAGCTTCTCTTTTTTTATGCCTTGAGTTACGTGTCCATGTAACCTTACGTCCTGGTTTTGTTCTGCCTTGAGCATAAAGTTCATCTTGCCTTTCTTGTGAACGATAAGTCTCAAAAACCTTTACATTTAAACCATTTTCTTTGGCTAATTGTAAAAGCTTTTCTACCTTTTCCTTCATTTGAGGATTTAGCTCGTTTATGTCATCTATTCTTTTCATAATTAAGTAAAAATTAAACTAATTTATTTTTGTAAGATCTTTTTCTATGGTATGTCTTTAAAACCTGACAACCATTACAAGTTGATTTAATCTTACGAGGTAATGTAATTCTAAGTTTTGGACTTAATATTACTGATTGCCTTTTGTCTTGTCTTTTTCTCATAGTTTTTTAAAAAATTAATCTCCAAGTATTGAATGTTTATTAGGGAATTCTATATTTGAATATTTAAGTATAGTCTTAATCTCTATTGCAGCTTTTAAGTTCGCCAGTGAGATTGCAAATAGTGAACCTATTACTGTAACACCTATTGCTAAAACTATTTTAAATAATGCACTTTTTACATAACTTTTCTCTATTTCTTCTAATCTATTACTAATTAGAGTAATAGAATTTCTAATGGTATGTTGCCTTTCTTTACAGTGTTCGTGAGAAACACAATCTTTATTTGCCATTTTTTATTAAAGATTTATTAATTAATAATATTCCCATTATTGAAGTTATTATATATCCATACTCTATCATTAACCATAATATATCATCTTCATATCCTTGTACCCATCTTATGCTTCCTATTATCAGTAGTGACGATGTGAATATTGATAGTGTCAATATAGAAGTAAACTTTTTTCTATAATAATGCTTCATTTTTAACGTTCTTCTTAGGCATGATACTGATAGCGTCAGTAACAATATTGATAGGAATGTTTCACCTGAGTTAAATATGTCAATTATGTATTGATACATTAGACTCTCATTAAATTAAGTAATCTATTAACAAAAGGAGCAATCATTGCAAGTATTCCAGCAATTATAAAGTTATACTCACCGAAATCAGTTGATTCTACTAATGTTAGTAATGCAGGGACTAAACCTGCTAAAGCTGTTAAAACAGCATCACGTGAACTTTTTATAAGTTCTTCTTTAGATATTTTGCCAGTTGGTGTTATTTTTTTAGACATATTAATTAAAAAATTAAATAGTTTCTTCTTGGCTATACTTATCACTATTAAGTAAAGCCTGACATTCGTGCTTAGTCATTATGTTCTCTATGCCAAAGTGATCAATCCAGATAAGAAGTTCATTATTAGGTACTACGTCTTGCCTATTACCATTTGAATCTCTTTCCCCTATGAATATTAGGACTTTACTATTATCAATACTTTTATGATAGACACAATAGTTTTTCCACTTTCTCTGTGTTTCTGTTTCCTCGTCTGCGATGGTTGAGTTTTGAAAAACGTTTGGTACATCTTCCTCTAGGAAGGAAACATCTTTCTCTACTCCACCGATAAAGTTATCAATTTCGATTCCTTTTTCCACGAGAGAGATAAATTGCTCCTTTGTGAATCCTGTTTTTAGTTTATCAGGAATAACTACGTTCCCAGCCAATTCCTTGACTATTGGATCGTCTTTTTTCCCGGCTGTTTTTAAAATTGCTTTCATATTTTTAATTAAAAAATTAACTTACTTCATACCAAAAGAAATCATAGTCTATGTAATGAGTTCCTGAGGTTACTTTTGTTATTCTTAAAAGGTAGTTTTCGTTATCCTTTGCGATAAGTTCTTGGCTTGTTTGGAGACTTCCTGCTGGATTTCCTGAATCTCCCAATTTAGATCTCCATAATAAAGTTCCGTCTCCTGTTATTGTTGGAGATGTGAATAAGCTTACTGTTGCTGTTGTAGCTGAATTGCGGTCATTATTAAATACTGTAACGGGTGTTCCGTCAGCTGAGACTGTTGTTCCCTCGTAGATGTCAATGATAAATTCAGCATTTGAAGTAGCAATAACTCTTGCGTGAGGGAACTTAGCACCAGTCTTGATTAGAAATTCAGCTGTTGTTGAAGCACCTGTTATTTCGGCGAAACTTTTAACAAAGAAGTGATTGCCTTTATGAACCTGAGCGTGCTGAATATCTATTGTGCATAAACAATTAGAAGTTGGTTCAACCTCTACTGATGCACCACCTGATGTAACTAAGTAATGAGCAGGTGAGTGAACTCCTGCGTTATCAGTAGTTTGCATTACTTGACTTACCGAATTGCCGTCTTTGATTGTTAAATTATTAGTCATTTTAAAATATTAAAGGGATATACATTGAATTATTTGAATTTGAGAATATAAGTGCAAATACTGGCACAATTCCTAAATACTTTTGAATCTTAGCCAGTGCTGATCCTGCTTGCGCTATTAAGTAAGTTACAATATTTTTCTTCTCGTTAGTTGTAGTTACATCAGCGAATATTACATGTTGCTCATCTCCTGTTGCTACATCAGCCACTATGTCAGCATATCCAACATCATTCGCTGCGGTTTGGTCAGAATTAAACCAGAAGTCTTTATTGCAAGTTATGTCTGCTTGGATTAAAGCTGGTGCTAAAGGCTGATTTATTTCTGTTTCTGCGTTGTTGTGGTAGTTACCTGCTGGATTTAATATAGTTCCGTCTGCCGCATCTGCTGTGCCGTCTGAAAGGGCTGGAATGCGTATTAAAGTTGGTGAACCAGATACAGTACCATCATTTGAATTTGTTGTTTGATCTACCCAAAAAGCATCTGTATTTCCATAACCTTGAAGATACATTTTTAATTGAGACCCAGTCGGTACTCCTCCAGCTATTATTAAAGCTTCATCTGCTGAACTCAAAGTTCCTTTAGTTATTTTTACATTCCAAATTGATCCTGGAAAGTGATAATAAGGAGTTCCATCAAAGTTCATATAACCAATATCAAGGTCTTTTGTAGCTGCATGTTGTGTAAGGCTATAACTAGATACAGTTCTATCAAGGACTCCATTAATATAAAATCTCAAGTCTGTTCCAACTCTCATACATGTAATTCTGTAATGAGTTTTCGGGACAAGAGCTGATGTGCTTTGTTGAAAATTCCAAGATGCACCAGACGACCCATTAGATGCTATACCAAAATTTATCTTACCAGTTGTCTCAATAGCAAGGTTCAATGCTCTCTGCGTTGAACTTTGCTGAGCTAAAATCTTGTAATTGTTTGAAGCAGGTAAAGATTCTAAATAAACATCTACACTATAAGAGAAATCTCCGCTTCCCATTTGGAAATCTGATGTAGCTGTTACTGTTATGTGGTCGTTTGATCCATCAAAATACATCAACTTAGAATGTCCCTCTAAAAGATTATAATGAAAGTTGTCTTGAGTTGTTCCCCAGAAAGTAGCGAGGGTAGCATTTGTGATTGTTCCGTGATTGTCGTTTCCTGAAACATCGTAAGCGATTGCTCCTGCTCCTTCTGAGAGAGGGAAATAAGCAACTAAATCAGTACTGCCTGTGAAGGTATTGTTATTTATAGACGAAATAGATGCTGCGCTCAATCCTGTATTATAAACCCTAATATCACTTACAGTTCCTAATAAGTACTCTGTGCCATTTCCTGCTCTCCCTATCTCAAAATCAGCTGGATCATTATCAACAGCACCACCATCACCAACTGTAGTGTTATCTAAAACTCCATCAATATAAACCTTTAAATCTGATCCATCATTCACACAAGCATAATGATGATCTGCTCCATCATTCACTGTCCCAGTACTTTCTACACTATAGAAAGAGCCGCTTCTAAATATTCCAAACTTTACAGTTCCAGTTGATGTGATTTGAACTAAGTAGCTTCTATTAGAAGAAGCGTCATCTTTGCTTACAGTTCTGCGGCTTGCTGTTGACGTAGTATTTATTCTCCCTGCTATTGTCATCTGTCCTGTAATTTGTAATTCTGAAGGATTTCCAATAGTTATGTAATCATTAGTCCCATCAAAAGTAGCAGCATTAGAATTTACTAAGGCAGCGTTGTATTTTACTCTGCCTGAGTAAGTTAGAGCTGTTCCCGTTACGTCATTGTCTGTGCTTGATTCGTCTCGTGGAAGATATAAAGTACTGACATTATTGTTTGTTATAGTATGTCTCCCAGTGAGATCTACGATTTCTCCATTAATAGTTGTTAAATGTAAAACTTCTGTTCCTCCTTTTTCAACTACCAAATTTGTAATCTCGCCATCATGATAGTGAGAATTAGACCCTCTCCGTCCTATTTCAAAGTTGCTAGATAAATTAGGGAGGGTATTGGTAGTTGCGGTAGTACTTGCCTTTAAATCTCCGTCTACATAAAGACCCCAATTAGTGCCATTTATTCTAAGCTCAATTGAATACTGAGTGTATAACTGTAAGTTTAGACCTACGGCTTGAAAATTAGCATAAGTAGAGCCACCTGATTTAGCCAAACATCTTATCCTGCTAAGATCTTGTGAAAATTCAAATGACCAAATAGAGGCGCTACTAATGTATTGTCCGCAAATCTGATCAGCGGTTGGACTTCCTGTAAATATTACGTCAGCTTTGACCGAGAACAAACTTCCGCCACTAAGCCAGTCGTCTGAGTCAGGAATAGACAAATATGAGTTTGAGCCATTGAAAAATGGTTCTATCTTGTTATATCCAACCTCATTCTGCCAAGAATAAACATTCTGATTGGCGTGGAAAGTTGAAAGAGTAGCATTGGTTATTGTTCCGTGGTTTTCGTTTCCACTTGAATCGTAGGATACTGCCCCTGCTTGTTCATCGCATTTGAAGTTAAAAGTAGAATTATCAAGAGTTTCCCCTTCTAATATTGAAGTTAAATTATCTAACGAATAATCTCCAATCTGAACACCAAATATTGAGCCATTAAAATAAAAACCACCATTAGTCCATTTACCTATTTGCCTGTTTCTCGTAGTATCGGTCATTGTGAATGTATCGTCTTTTGTTTTAGTGTAAGGAGTATCTTTTGCAATCGTACCGCTGAAACCTGTTTGAAGGTAAATATCTAAATTAGTACCATCAAAAGCTGCAACTACTTTATACCAAGTATCATTTGATAGAGTTGTGTTGCCTAAGTATTTCTTATATTTAACACTACCTCCTTGATCAATTAAAGTTACCTCTATTTTTGAACTAACTAATTTTAGTCTAATCTCATTGGCGTCTCCAGATGCTGGTCTAAAACTTATAATACTTTGTTCTGTTGCAACGCTTGAGCTATTAAACCAAGCAGACATTATTACAGTGCTTCCTATTCCTCCGCCTGATCCAAGTTCTATATAATCATTGGTCCCATCAAAGAGATATGCACGTCCTTGTTGAAGAGTACGAGTCTGGTCTCCTTTTTTGTCTAATAAAACAGTTTCTCCGTCTAAAGTAGTTGTAGCTCCGTCAGAGCTAAGCAACCATTGTATAAGATCTTCTTGTGGTAGACCTCCTGCATATTGGATAAATGGCGTGCCGATACCTAAACCAAGAGCTGAACTCATAATTAATAAGTAACAAAAACACTAGTTGCTGTTGTACCAGTGTCTAAAATAAGATTTGTTTGAATTGGATGTAAAATACCACCTGCAAGATTAGGTATAACTACAGTTTCTCCAGTTTTAGGACATCTTACTGCAATTGCACCATCTGATTCCAATAAGATACCACGAGTCATATTACCAAGCTCGTTGGTGTCATGTGGTGTAATGTTCTCATAATGATAGCATCCTTCTAATTGTACTTTTTTGTCATTTCTAATTTCTGACATTGTTGTTTAAAAAATTAAGAAAGTTTTTTGATTAATGTTTCTCTTTTCATAACTGCATATCCTTTAACTCCTTTTTCTTTTGCAATTTCTTTTAGCTCTTCGTCTGTTTTATCTTCAAATTTACTATCTTCTTTAGGCTGAGGAGTTCCCTCAGATTTTTTACTAGCTTTCTTACTAGCCTTTTTCTCAGGAGTTCCCCCAACTTCTTGGATTAATACTCCACCTTCAGCGATCATTTCCTTTGCTCTTTTTTCTGAAACGATAGAGACAATACCGTATTTATTTCTTACTTTCATAGTTATCTAAAAAAATTAAAAAGATTAATTCAGCCCCAAAAGGAGCTGTATAAGCCTTTTAAGAAGGTTTAATTACTAAAACATCAATTACGATAGTTCCGTTTAATGCACTTGAGGCATGAGTATTAGTTACTGTAATAGTAGCTGACCCTGCTGATGGCTTAGCTTCACCAGTTGCTAAAGTTCCTTGCGTTGATGTTCCTAAGTGAGTACTTACAAATAAAATAGAATCAGCTGTAATCTTATCATTAGTTAATGTAAGTGTATATTCAGCAGCTGCGGCTGTTGTTAGTGATTCACTAGTAATTCTGCAAAGATAACCATTAGCAGTAGCAGCACCACTTGCAGCAGTAGCTTTTACTGATTTCATTTGAATAACTTCTATTGGGCTTCCTATTGTTTGTGCCATGTTATTTTTAAAAAATATAAAAGAAGGGGGGAATATTCCCCCCTTATGTTAACTATTAGGCTGTGATAGCTGCACTACCTTGAATAGATAGTTTCAATAAACGTTGTGCACCATCTTCAAAAGTTTTAGTCCCCCATAGAGCGTGTCCTAGAATTGTGCTACCTAAGTTATTAGTAGCTTTATTAATCTGAATATTTGGTTGCATTTGAGCCACCATATCGATACATCCATATTGAGCAACCATAGAATAAACTGTTTGAGCTGAAAATACAGCGTTAGCAGCAGTAGCGTGAGATTTAGCTAAGCTCATGCGTCCGTAAGCAGTGATAGTTACAACACCAGCAGCGCTAGTAGCTGAAACACCTGCGAATTTTAATTTAGCACGATTAGCAGCTGAAAGTTCAACATATTTTGAACCTGCACCTGTGCCTGCATTGATAGCTACAACTAAGTTAGCAGCTGACTGAGTAACAGAAGTTTCTGAAAGAACATTACCAGCTGTTGAACCTAGAGTTGTCTGCCATGTGAAAGTAACACCATTAATAGTAACAGTATCAGCAGCAGCTGGTATAGCAGTTGCTAAAGTGTAAGTTACTGTTGAAGGTAAGTTATTAGAAATATAAGTGTCAATTCCTAGTAATCCTCCACCTGCAAAACCATTATTAAACATACGATCAGATTGAGTGAAAGTAGTAGCAATACCACGTTGAGCAATTTCGTTAGCCATATAAGGATCAATTACTGTGTAAAGTCCTCCGCTTCCGATTGCATTAGCTTGAAGTTCTGCTTGAGCTTGACCCCATACTTTTTCAGCATTTTGATCTGAAAGAGAAATAGGAGTTGAAGCAGTTCCACCAAAGTCACCATTATCAATATCTAAGCCAGCATTAGTTACTTCATCTAAGAAGTCTCTATCCATATCTTCAGATAAAGCGTCAGTAATGTTTGAAGCCCATAAAGCTTGAGCATTACCAGGGGTAGTTATTAATTGCTTATCTTCAACTGGATCAACTTGAATTGATACAGCTTTAGATTCGCTAATAGATAAAGTAGATTGAGTTAAACTCCAATCTGTTGCTGTTACGTCTGTATTAGCAGTGTAATCAGAAGTAAAACCAACTAAATTATTTCTGTAAGGTCGATTTACAGAGACACCTTTAGTTAAAGTGTTGTTTTCAGCAAAAGAAGCTAGTTTTGAGAAAACAGGTCTTTTGTAGAGGAATTTTTGCACCATTTTTGACATAAGTGTTTCATATCCTCCAGAAGTTGTATTAGCCATTTTTTTTTAAATAAAAGATAAAAATTAATTTATCTTCTACCACCTTGAGCTATTTTGAAGAGATCTTCCGCAGAAAGACGATCGATATTGCTTTCAGTTACCTCTTTAATGTCTAAGTTCTTATTTTCTTCACTAGAAGAAGGTAAACTTAGCTTTGAAGAGTTTTTAACTATATCTCTCTTTTCTTTAGAGTACCCTTTGGCTATGCGAGCAAGTATATACTCTGTAGCCTCAGCTCTACTGAACCCTGCCTTCTCGAATTTTTTAATTCCAGATAAGAAGTCTTCTTCATGATTCTTTCTAAATTCGTTTTCTTCGATTCCATAATCTTTAAGAAAGTTATTAAGAACCTTTTTAGATTCCTTCTCGTTAATTGCTTTTTCTGTGCTATTAGCTTTCTCTTCCAGTTCCTTAATCTTCTTTTCTAGTTGTTCATACTTACTATCTTTGCCTTGGATTTCGTTAGCAATTTGCATAGCATCTTCACGAACCCAACTAGGAATTTCAGATTCTTTCTTTTCACCTTGGAGAAACTTTTTAGCCTCAGATCTAGCAATCCCCATAGCAACTTTCTCTTTATGAGAGTCGCTTGAGTTTGCAGGTTGCTCATCAGTACTGATGTCTTCCTGCTCATCGTTTCCGATGTCATTTAGCTCATCTTTTGATGTCATTTTATTGTAGTAAAAGATCAAAAATGAGATTGAAAATCTCAGTCAACGCCAAAGCTCAACCACAAACTTTGACGCTAACTGAGCGTCTCAATCATGTGGTTGATAAGGCTTTTAAAGATCTATTAATATTTTATGCTTAGTTAGATACTTTTGTCAAATTTAAAGAATAGACTTCTTTTTATTTGGAACTTCTCTTTGATATATCTTACTTTCTTGGTCGCAACTAGCTAAAAATGATACGAGATTGTCCGCTGTGCCACGATAAGTATAATTTAGGTAAAATAGTACTGTGTCTAAATTTTCTTTGTGTGTACGATAGAATAATCCAAAATCAGCCACAACTGTTCTATCGTTTAATACTCTTTCGCATAAATACTTTTTATTAGATGCTTGAGTGTATTTTCTTATTTTGGTGAAATTAGGTCTAGTAAATAACCTTTTAAGAAGTAATTTAAAGTCCCTAAGTTTTTTAAGTATTTTATTCATATTAAACAAATTGATTTTCTTGTTGAATTAATTCTTGACCTTCTCCTGGCATTCCAGGCTGTTCTGGCTCTTGTTGTTGAATTGTTAAGTCAGAAACATCATAGTTAATATTTCTTAAAGCTAACATCTTTTGAAGTATTCTTGCCCCAGCTGGTGTTGCAGCTGCTAATTGGTATGCTTCCATTAATCTTGCTGCCTCAACTGCATTAGTAGGAATTATACCACTTAAAGAGTCCATTTTAATTCTATAATTATGTTTTTTTAAGAACTCTACAACTCTACCTAAAGTTACAGATCTTAATAATAATCTTTGTGCCAAATTAGCAGGCTCTATGTTAGAGGTATCAAATCTTACTTTACTTCGTGTTGAGATAAGTTTTTTCATGTATTCGATAGTTATTTCAATTAAAAATCTATATTCAGGAGCTATTCTCTTTGCTATCTCCCTAACTAGAGTATTTGCATTTTCTTGTTCACTCAATATTGCTGTAGCTGTTTTGGTTGATTGTGTTTGAGTTTCTGATGGTGAAATACCAAACTCTACGATGTCTTTAGTTAAAATATTTTCTACTACTGCACCAATATCACTTGGGGCTTCTCCTGATAATGATTGTACATTTCCTATCCCTTGTTGCCCTGGTCTTACTTCATTAATAATAATAGCAGGTTCTCCTTTTGATGCTGCTTCATCTGCTGCATAGAACTGAGAGATTAAATTAGAACTGTTTTCTGGTGTAGTGTCTATTATCCAGTAAGGATCTATTCTTTTAAGAACTGATGATATTGTTTTATTCTTTACTAACTCATCGATATAATTCTTTTGATACATGTAATGCCCAACTCCTTTGTTGTGGAAGCCTTTAGTTGAAGGCATAGCCATAAAGTGTGCTAGTGGGATATAAGGTTTTTTGTCTTTTATGAATGGGAAATCATCTCCTTTTTCTCTTTTAATAATTGTTGCTGCACTTCCTGCTGCCCAAACTACCTCTCTAGCTGGAATATCAACATACATACATACTTGCCCAATTCTATCATCTTCTATTTCATTATCTCTTTCATTAAATTTTTCATCTTTATCAACAGTAATGGGTAATTCTCCCCATTGAACATTTAAAGCTCTTTGTTTGGCTTTACCTTCTAGTTTATTAACTACTTTATCTACATAGTTGTCATAAGTATAGTTATATATCAAAGCTACACGCTCTAAATTTCTTCCTGATGCTGCACCTCTTATTTGAATAGCTTGTGGATCAATTAATACGTTTTCTTGTGATACTATTTCGTACTCAATAGGATAATCGCCTTCTTGTGGGTTAATTTGTATAAATGAATCACCAATTGATACTGATCTAGAATAAGCTGAATCTTTAGATTCTTTAATTACTGAACTAAAACCTCCTTTTTGCATTACTTCTTGAATTGCAGCCTTTGCTATTGCTGGCATGATCTTTCCTTCTTCATCTTCTCTCTCTAGTCTTGTTTCTAAGTCTAATAAGTATTGTCTTTCAGCTTCTTCGTCGTTTAATCCTCTTCTTTTTAGTCCTGAAATTACTTTTTTCCTGATCTCATCCTCATCAATAGGATCTTTAGCGTAAAAGTTTATATCCCAGTTAAGCAAATCTAATCTCTCGTATACCTTTTTGCACATGGTCATTAAGAGGGTGGAGTACATGAACCTACTCCCTTCTTGCTCTTCCACTGCAAAGGCATTCTCATAAGCGTTTTGGATTTCTTGTAGTTCTTCTTTTCTGTCATCATTAATTCTTTTCCCATACTCAATAGTTTCCAACATTCTTTTGACTATTCCCTTGTCGGTGTCACCTTGAACAGTGTTTGTTGGTAACTCATAAATGTACTTAGTTTCTTCCATAGTTTAAGATTAATTAGTTAAATTTTAATCTACAGTATACCTCTTGTCAATTTATTAGTGTTCTTTAAAAATGCTCCTCTACTTGGGGTATTAACAGGTCTTTGGAATTGTGGTTTATGCTCTAGTTTAGGGAAATTATCAGCTAAATACTCAAGTGCTGTTCTAAAGTGTGAGTTATCATCATGTATTGGCTTTAAAGTCTCTGTTGTCCTTTCTGACCCTTCTCTTACTGATGGATACCTAGATTGAATTATAGCTTGATTAAATGAAGATAAGTTTTCATTAACTCTAAGCTTTCTAAAAAACAATTTAGTGCAATTAATTCTTTCATCCAGTTTTGATAATCTATTGGTTGTGATATATATGCCTTTTGCATTAAAGGAATCATGGATAGATGACTTTGCATTTATTGTTTTAGAATCTGTATTATAAGGATCTCCAAAGTGACCTGAATATTTGTTTTGCCATGCTCTGTGCCTATCTATCATTTCTAGCTCTTCCTTTGTGTATATGTAGCCTTGCTCTACTTCGCCAGTTATAAATGCCCTAAAGAAATCAATATAAAGTGATCCTTGATAATCATAAGCTGATTTTTGATAAGCATCTATTATTTCACAGTAATCATCATCTAAATTGTGTAACGCCCATATAACAGCTGTCATGTCTCTGCCAAAGTCCCATGCAGTATAAAGCTTATAATTTGGATTGTATTCATAATTGCCAAACTGAACTACATTAGAATAATCCTTATAAACTGCACCAGTGACTGAATCATCATATGATATATCTAACTCCTTGGCTATATCTAAAGATGTTCTGTTTTTCTTCTCATTCTCATACCATTCTTCTGTCTTGTCTGGGTGTAGTTTCCAATGAAGTCTATATTTATTTATGTTTAAGTGCTTGTAGTCTTTATGATCTGTCATTATCTTACCATACAGATTAAATCTTCCTTCTGGTGTCCCTCCTAGTATTCTACAGCCTGAAATATCCCTAGTTTTTCTAAATGCTTTGTCAGCAAATTGCCATAAAGCAAACTCATCCATGATTATAAACTTTCTTCTCCCTCCTGTGCCAAAGTTCTGACCTGAATCTCCACCTATTTCAGCCCCTAATGTTTTACTAGATATGCTCATGTATTTGTCTTGAATGTCTTTTGGAATGATCCATTTAGGTAAGAATGATTTAATATATCTTATTCTTTCAAAATGAGAATCTAAATTTCCACTATCATCAACATAAGTTTCTTTATATGAGCCATAAAGAGAAGAATAACCCTTAAACAAGAATGCCCACAGTTGAATACCTGCTAACATCCAAGAAAATCCCATTTCCCTTGATTTTTCTGTGATATTATCTTCTCCATATTCTATATTCTTAATTACATCTAAAATAAACTTATCTTGGAAAGGATAAGTTATAAAAGGAAAGTCAAAAGGTTCTTTCTTTGGATTATAAGTCCATCCTAGAGTGTTAAAGAAGAACAAAGGATCTTCTTTGCATTTATCATTGATTAAGTTTTTTACATGATTATCTGATCTGGCTTTTTTTAATAAGTTAAGCCTGTATCTTTTATTTTCTTCAATGTCTTTAGGATATATCATCTTTTAAAATATCTTTCAAAGCAGTATCTAATTGATTTGAATTTAATCCAGTTGTTTTTAAGCCTCCTTTCTTATCTGTTACTTCTCCTCTAAATATCTGATATCTCTTAGCTGATTCTCTAGCTGATTCATTAAGATCTCTTACTTTTAATTTCTTCGGTTCTTCTTCTATTCTTCTTGATATTTCTCTACCTGCTAATAGCATAATATTGAAGTCTTGATCCGTTAAAGCTACTATTCTAGAGTCTTTTTGCAATGTCCCATCTTGTACCAAACTATTGACAGCTCTGTGTACTGCAGATTTAGGTATTCCAGTCTCTTTTGCTACCTCTCTCACACTAGCTAGAGGGTTCTTTGCCATTGCTGCTGCTACCTTGTCTTTTCTCTCCTTAATCATTGTGATTATAAAAATGATTACCTCCTTTGCTGGTATTACAAATTTTACACAATACTTGATAATTACTCTCAATATTTAATCCACCTCTTGCTACTGGTATTATATGATCTATATGTAATTCAACGTCATTATCCTTACTTGGCTTAGCACCACATGCTTGACACTTAAAGCCCGCTCTTTCTAATATTGAATATCTTGTATTCTGATTTATTGATCTTCTTTTTCTATTATATCCTTGCATAGACTTTAGCATAAAATATTCTATTTCTTTAACTGCCTTTTTATAACTGCCAATATAATTAACGAAATCAGATGCTATATCTTCATCTATATCTAATGTTTTTCCATCAATCTCTATACTATTCTTTCTTTCTTCCTCAAATGATCTTATTAATTCTTTGTACCATTGTTGTTGTTCCACTTCTTTTGTAGCTCTATTTACTGTTCCTAAACCTAAATCTGCATTCTTTGCTATTTCTCTTTGAGTTTGCAAAGGATTCTTAACTAACTCTGCCGCTACTTTATCTATGTTACGTTTTTTGTCAGCTCTTTTAGTCATGTTAGTTTAAAAATTATTTAGCTTTCTTTATTTTATCGTAATCTTCTTCACTTATAGCAGCTATACAGAAGTTTGGGCAGTCTTCTTGTAGGCAAATGTAAAGATCTTTTCTTATCTTCTTTTTCATTTGTCTGCTGCATTGTATGCAAGTTGCTTTCATTTATTTTTTTTAATAGTTTTTTGCTTAGGGACTTCTGGCTTTTGTACTACGTTTATTCTTGGCACAGTTTTTACTTCAAAGGCTACATTGTACTTTGCCAGTACTGCTTCGATTTCTTTTATTGCCTTAGTTGTATTGTCTTCTTTTTTAGTCATTGTTTTCTACAAAAAGATAATTACATTTATTACAAGTATAAGCATCGCCTACTTCTGTTATTTTAAGTTTGAATTCTTTGCCTTTGCATTTAGGGCATTCTTTTAGTTTCATTTTTAATTAAATTTCTCTTTCGTTTGCTTTTTCTACATGTTGCAAGTAACCATTAATAAATAGATCTGCTTTTTCCATCTTGAGTATCATTAGATCTTCTATGATGTCATAAGGTCTATTTTTTGAACTTAATTTCTTCTCTAGTTTTCTTATTTCTCTTGTATGCTGAACAAGGTCTTTAACCCATTCTTCCCTAGTTAATGCACAATAATTTTCTTTTTTCATTGTCTTAATAATAATATAAGTAAATGTTTTTTGTCAATAGAATCTTACAACTTAGCTCTTATTCTACTGACTTGCTGATACAAACTTTTTTTTATACAAAATGAAATATATATTTTTTGCTTTTTTACTTAAACTGCATTAATGGCTTGTAAGCTTAGAGAACCATCATTTATAGGTTAAAAGCTTTTCTTTGCTTCTTATTCCATTTGTGTACCATGCACCAGCTTGCCTATTATGACCATGCCTTATATCTTTATATATTGTATCTTTAGTAGATTTTTCGGTATAACCTTTGAACCAATCTAAACATTGATCTTTTTGCCCTTCGTAGGTAAATTCACATTTTCTATATCTTGTATGACACATACATAGTCCTACTGATTCGCCATAATCTCCTCTTCTTGTTTCTGATAAAGCACCATTTTCTTGTATTAACCAAGCCAATAATGTCTTTATCTTCCAATCTTCTATGTTTTTTTCTCTAGCTGTATTTTGTAAGTCAATTAATCGTTCGTTTTTATAATTAGTCTTATTTTGCTTCCAGATGAAGAGTTTTTTTTTTCATAGCATCTTTGTACCCAAATTGACGGAACGTTGATCTTATTAAATTCTGAACGCATTTTTTTACAATTATCATCAGCTTGTTTTTGTATTAAAATTAATTGCTCATCTAAATTTATTACTTTTTCTTGATATTCATCTCTTAATACTGCTGTAGATTGCCAAGATTCTTTTAAGTCTTCTCCACGTTGAGTTAATCTGTTGAGCAATTTGTAGTCAAAAGACTTGGTTGGCAAAGTTGTACTGTAAAAAGCATAAAATACCATTGAGCCGAAAACAATGTACAATATTTTATTAAAGTGTTTGCTTAGTATAATTTTTTCAATTAGTTTTTTCATGGTTGATTAAAAAAAGTTAAAAACTAAATTTCTTTATCAATCTTAATACAAAGAAAAAAGAAAGTCAATAGCAAAATTATCATCATTGGATAAATGATCCAAAGGACTATGCTCTCAATTTGAGTAATATCTCTCATAGCGTAAAGAGATGATAGAATTACTGCTCCGATAAGTAAGAGATATTTTTTCATAGTTCTAGAAAAATTTTTAAAACTAACAGGATAAACAAGATAACAACCATAAGATGAAACCAACTATTTGGATTCTTCATATCTTGCTTAATGTTTTTGAGTTCTTCTTTTAAGTTATTCATATTTATTAAAAAAATTTAAATATTAACCCAAACTTTATTATCATTTGGATATGGGTATCCTTTATAATCAGGATTTTTATATGATTTCCATTTACTTATAATTTTACCATCAATTAATCTAATTTTAGTAAATTCAAAATAATGTTTATTATCTTTTTTACCTATATATTTATCAATAATATAATATTTACTAGAATGATCATCTAGCTTTTTCCTTTCTTCCTTAGTTATTTGTTTTATTGTTTTTATATCTTGCCAAGAAAAAGGAGAATCCCCAATTTTAATAAAATGTTCTTTATTTCTCCATGCTTTTTCTACTATATCTCTTTCGATAGATGTTAATAAAATTGAAGGCTCATCTTTATCTTTAAATATTAGCCGATGAGTTTTTAATTCTGTTGATAATTTCATAATTATTTAAAATAAAGTAATTTGTTTTTTTAAATTATTTGCATTATTTAAGTTATTTACTGCTTGATTAAAATAACTTTCTTTAAGTTCAAAACCTATAAATTTTCTACCAAGTTTTAAGCTGCAGTATCCTTCTGATCCTATGCCCATAAAAGGCGATAAAACTAAATCATCAGGATTTGTCCATAGATATAAACATCTTTCTATTACATCAAGTTGTAAAGGGCATATATGTTTTTCGTCTTTATCTTCCCTTGCACTTTGTTTTTGTAAAGTGTTTGATTGATTTATATCAGTCCAAACTGGACTAGCAATTTTTTGCCATTCATCAACTGGAAATTGTTCGGCTGTATGAGAAATAGGATTTTTATTTTCTCCAGGTTTTCTCATAGTAACTACATAATCAGCAATTCCCTGCCTACTCATTGAGCTATCTTTTTTTATTTGCTTATGCAATAGCCCTAATGCTTTTGTTCTTTGCATTGCCACAACTGGATCTTTCCAAATGCAAACTTCACTATGAAATATAAAACCAGCGTCTTGAAATATTTTTATTAAATCGCCTCTAAAATCTTTAATACCAATAAAACCATCTCTAGATTTACTTGTCGGTAAATTCATACAATGAAAACTTAATAGCCTTCCTTGTTTTATTACTCTAAATAATTCTTTACTTAAAAATAAAAAATGCTTATAAAACTCATCATCATTTTTACAATTTCCCATATCCCTTTCAGAATTTGAATAAGTATAAAGTGATGAAAAAGGAGGGCTAAATACTGAATAATCAATACTTTCATCTGGCTGATCTTTTATTAATTCTACACAATCACCAAGTTTAGCAGTATAATTTTCGCCTGTGATTTCTTTTTTATTATATTTCATTTTAAAATTAAAATTAAAAAAATATTTTGAAACATTATTTACAACTGAATTAGACATTTTATTAAAATCTGATTCTTTTCTTTTTATGTTTTCTAAAATTGTTATTTCTTTTTCAGATATAATTATATAAACATTTACATCTTTATCTTGACCAAAACGCCAGCACCTTCTTGTTGCTTGATAAAACTGCTCATAAGAATCTGAAAGTCCGCAAAATATCATATTATGGCAATTCTGCATATTTATTCCAAATCCAGCTATTGACGGCTTAGTAATAAGTATTCTTTTTTTTCCTTTTAGCCATAAATCCATTCTTTTGACTTTTTCTTCTGGCTTTAAACTACCATAAATAGAAACACACTCATCTTTAAATTTATTTTCTAATTCATCTTGTTCGTTATTAAAATCACACCAAATAATAAATTGTTCATCACTATTTTTTGATATTTCAAATGCTTTATTTACTCTTTCTTCTAAGCTATTTTTTCTTGATTCCCTTCTTTCTGTTAAAGTTTGTGCTGGCATGTGAAAAAGATTATCATTAGATTTATTATTTAATTTAAGAATTTCATTTTTAATATTTAATTTAGGTAATATATAACCTTTGTCATCAAATCCAAGATCCTTTGGTGTTTTTATCATTACTGCCCATGAGCCTATGAATTGAAAGAAATTATCTTCTGCATGACCTTTTAATCTCCATCCTATCCCATTACCTTTACTGCCCATGCAATCATTAATAAAATACATACTAAGCATTTCTTGCATAGAACACACATTTAGAAATTCTGCATGATTACCTATTTCTGTAAAATCATTTGGGCTTGGTGTTGCTGTACATGCTAATTTATAAGGAGTATTTTTAAATCTATATATAATTTCAGTTCTTACTTTTCCCATAAATGATTTAAGTATTGAACTTTCATCAAGAACTATACCTGAAAAAATATTAGTTTTAAATTTATGTAATTTCTCATAATTGATAATATATATCCCTTTATGTGCATAATCTAATTCAATATTATCATGCAATAATGAAACATGAATATTAAATTTTTTACCTTCATTAATTGTTTGTTGACTTACAGATAAAGGCGCAAGTATTAAAACTGGTTTTCCTGTTTTTTCTGTTACTTGATTTGCCCATTCTAATTGCATGGCTGTTTTACCAAGCCCACAATCTGCAAAGATAGCAGCTTTACCTTTCTTTAGCCCCCATTGTACTATTTGTTTTTGAAAATCAAATAATTTATTATTTAATTTATCAATAGAAATATCAAAACCATATTCATGATTTTGTGAAACTTTTTTCTTTAAAAAATCATTATATTTCATATTATTAAAAGAAAGTTAAAATTAACGAACAATTACTCCCATTTGTTTTTTCTCAACTTTAGGATTTCCAATAAATGACTTCATTTGACCATAGAGATATTTAATTGAATTGCAATTCTTAACTTTAAAATCATCTTCAAGTATTCCATGAAGTCGCTCGAGGAATTTTTCTCTACCTATCTTCTTTCCTAAATTAACCATGTGCATAGCATATTGTCTCTCTAGTTTTCTTGATTCTTTAAAGGAATCAATATCTATAGCTTTATATAAACTTGCTAGCATGGAGTTTATATCTTTATTGCCATATTCTTTTTTTTCTTTTATAGGAATTTCAACCGGAGGTTGTATTACGTTAGTAATATCTTTTTTTTGAATAGGAATAGGATTTGGAGTTGGTATAGGAATAGGTATAGGTATAGGGCTTTTTTGGGTTTCTTTGGGTTTATCTGGGTTTTTAAATAACCCACTGGGTTTTTTGGGTTTATCTGGGTTTTCTTTATTAGGTCTACCTCCTTTAGCACCATTTATGCTATTTCTTTTTAATATTTTTTCGTATTTCTCTTTGTCTTTATCTATCTGCTCTTTGATTGGTAAAAACAAAAGATTTAAAAATCTATCATCTAATTTATATTTTCCAGTCTTGTCATATTGAATAATAGCTTTAAATATTTTTCCAGCTTCTTCATCTTTCATTTCTGGTATAGACACTAATGTATCTTGCCATAACATTATTGTTTGTTTTTTCATAATTTTAAATTAAATAAAAAAATCTAATCCTTTATTCTCACTTTTAAATTTTTTATATCTAGCAAGTCTTGTTTTAATATTCATATAATCAAAACTATAATCATTAAAGTTTAGTTCACTTCTTATATCATTGTAATCAATTAAAGATTCTATAAATCCTACATCATCAAAATTTAACTTAAACCATTCTCCTCTATGTCTTTTGTCTTTAAATAATTTATGAAGTAATTGCTCTACTTTAAAAGCATTATTTACTTTTGTTTCAATTATTTTTTCTATTTTATAAGGATTTTCTGTTACATATTTTTTATATCTATTCTCTATATTTAATGTATATCCTATTTTAAATAATCTTTGAGTCTCATATACATATATATAACCTTTATCTCTAGGAATATTTAATTCAAATACTATATCTTGTAATAAATGTAATCTTTTATCTTTACTAAACTCTATTATTCTATAAATATTATCTTTACTTTTCATTTCATTAAATGTATCGCAAAAAATATCAGGAAGCATAAAAGCAAACATTCCTAATCTTAGATACATATTTTTACCATATCTAAAGAAATAATATTCAGAATCATTCTTTATTAAAGAACACATAAAATTTTTTGTTATATTTTTGTTTTTTTCATAAAATAATATTTCTTTCATTATAAATAAAAAAGACGAAAAGAGTTGTCGCCAAACAAGAAGATTTTTATAAATCTACTCTTTTCGTCATTTCTACCTATAAAAGACTCCTTGTTTGGCATAATTTTTTTAAATCTATATCTAGCATATCAAATAAAAATATAAAAGTCAATTTGAAAAAACAAATCCCATAATATAAAAGAAAACTGCTAACTGTAATATTACATATAAATCAATATCTGTAGAGTATGATATTATTAAACATATAATAATCATAAATGAGATTATTGATATATATTTCATATTATTATTAAAACATTTTTTTAGTCTTTACCATTGGTGAGAAAAACCAATCTAAAGGTTTCTTTAATATCTTACATATATTCATAAGATTCTCTTGATTTGGTAATAATTCACCATTCTCATATCTATCATATTCATTTCTAGTTATTATATGAGGTCTAATGTAATTTTCTTGATATTCTTCTATTAAAAGAGCATTTAAATCTTGTATTAATTTATCTTTAGAGATGTTTTTAGATCTTCTTAGAAGATTCAAACGCTCTCCGAATGTCTTTCTTTTTTCTGTTAGATTCATATTGATTTAAAAGGTAAGTGGGAGGAACCCCCCTGAACCTCCCACATATCGGATTCACTTATATGCTATCATATACAAAATAATAAGTCAATAGATAAATTACTTAAAATTAAAGTTTTTTTATTCCATATTGTATTTAATTAATAAGTTTTAATTAAGTATAAACATAGAATAAAAATACATATTTAATCATGGTGTATAATATCTCTCTTTAAAGAATACGGCTATCGCAGAGTGGTGGGCTTGTGATTTCCACACATTTTTTTAAAATTAACGTACACTTAAACTGACTATGCGATTTAGCCTATTTTTTATGCTCTTACTGTTGGCAATCAGAGTTTTTAGTTCTCTGGCAAGTTGTAAGAATAATTGTTAAGGATCAGAGTTAATATTAACTTTTATACATCTCTCTTTAGTGAGTATCCGTATATCGCTGATGACTGGTGGCTGCTATCAACTATTGTAACGTCATAGTCGCTTTTTATATAGCAGTGGAGTGAGTATTTGTTATTACACTTGTCATCGAGAAGTATAATCTCCTCCTAACGTGTCTTTTACAGACAAAGGTATTAAAAATTATTTTAAGACTATTTGTTTGTAAAATGTAAAAAAGCCCTCTACTGGAGATAAGATCGGGCATAAAGATTATTACTATTTTCTCAGTAATGATCTCATCCCCAGTAGAAGACTCAATCTTTTTATCTTTATGCTTATTAAAATTTAATCACACCTCACCAATAAAAGTCAAATGTTTTTTTACTTTTTTTTATGTTAAATAAATCTTACATTCTTACCGGTAAGATACCGGTAAGATTTTAATAAAATAATTAATGTAAAAAAAAGTATTGACTTTTATTTTTTCTAGTGATAATATATAGATGATTTTTATTTTAAATATGAAAACAATAATTAACACAGTAATTAATAAGCATAATGTTATAACTAAAGTAAGAGAGAATAAACCACTAAAAATAGATGAATTAAAAGGAATAATAGAGTTAGTAGAAAGTAAAGGACATAATAGAGTAGAAATATTAAAAGATTCTGATGGTGATATTGAATTATACTTTTCACGTTAATATTGATTTAAAACTAATCGGAAAGCTCTAATAATTAAAACAATCACGAGCACACAAAGATTAGAATTAAATAAATTAAAACTTTTTTTTACTACTATGAAAAGTTACTCAAAAGATCAACTGATTCTCATGCTAGAGGCAGAAAGAGACAAAGAGACAGAAAGAGGTCATCATGTCTCAGTAAGGGAATTTAACAAACAAATTGTTTCTATAAAAAATGGAACTGACAAAACATTTCAAACAGCGGTCTAAAGAAAGGAATCTGTCTATCGGTAAAATAGAAAGAATTACTCCATCTGATCGAAAAAATCTCAATAAAAAGATCAGAAATGAAGAATACACTGCTATTTGCACTGGTAAAGGATTTAGGCTAGTATGCACTGCCAAAGGTGATAGACCATTAAAAGCAATTACTATTACTAAATAAAGACTTTATAATTTAATTAAATAAATAATGAGACCATTAATAAAAGAAAGATGCTGGGTAATATATAAAGAATTACTTAAACAGCAAGAAAAAGAACATAAGCGAGAGGAGTTAAAGAAAGAACTCAAAAAATATTATGGGGGGAGTGTGTTTGTTGAAGCAGCCAAAAAGATTGGTGTAAAAAAACAAAGAGTACATCAGATATTTAGAAAACATTTTAATGACTTCTTAAAAGAAGAAGGTTTAGAAATGCCAAAGACAAAAAAGGTTAGAAAATATATTGACATTTAAATTTGTAAGTGATAATATTTAAACAACTTTTTATTAATAATATGTTTAATCAACCACAATTAAGCTCTTATGATATTGAAGAGTATTTAGAGTATAATGAGTACGAAGATGCAAAAGAAGAAGCATACAGAGATATGATAGGATATTATAATTTTTTCTAAATAATATGTTTACAACCTTAAAGAAAATCATAGAAGAAGGTGGAGAATTTCAGATTAAGAAAGTCAATAAACCAGTATATAAAAAATGGGACACAGAAACTAAAAAGATGTTGATTTCTAATGAATACCAAGAAGGATACAGAAAGATTTACACAGTAGATACAGATAAAGGTACTTTGGATTTATCTGCTAATCAACTAGGACAATGTTTACTAAGATGTTTCGATGGCATAAAGTCAGAATTCAAAGATAAAACATTAAAAGTAAATAGTAATGGCAAAACAGGAATGGAGATAAGATATAACTTTTTCTTAAAATTAAACTAATGAAAATAATCTTAGATAAAGTAGTGGGCATTAACTCATATCCTCAATATGTAGAACTAATCCATGAACCAGAAAATGAGCATAGTAAAAATGGATATGCAACTAGAGTTGAATTCATGGGACAGAAATTAGGTTATATATCAGAGAAACCTTCATGCTTTATATTTCCAACAAATGAGTATGTAAATCATAACAATATAAGAAAAGCAAGAATAGCTTCAATTACTTTAGAGCTTCCTGAAATTAAAGAAAAGGAAAAAAAAGAAATAAACTTTTGTAATTCAAGCGTAGAATTCGATATAAGAGCCAAATGTAAGAGTTGTGATACTTTACAGCCTGCACAACAATTAAGCACTAAATTTGGCACAAAATACCTAATAGAATCATGTGTTAAATGCAAAGAAAAAACTTGGTCTAGTAAATCAGAAACAAGCATGACAGACAAAACAGAAGATATCCCAGTTATTTCAAATTATTAATATAAAAACTTTATAATTTTTTTAAAAACTATGAAAAGAAAAACAATTTACGAAATGAAGAAAAGGGAAAAGATATTAAAAGTAATAAAGTTAATTAGAGATAGTTTTCATGAGTCGGTAGCTACTTATACTTGTGGAAGATGCTACCATTTTGCAAAGATTTTAAGAGAGGTATTTGGGGGTGATATTTATCATTTTAGTGACAATTCTCATTGTTTTACTAAAATAGATAATCACTATTATGATATTTATGGAGATACAGAAAAAAAATACCATGAAGAAGATTTTTCTAAAGTAACTAAATTAACAAAAGAGGAAGAGTGGGCATGGGACAGTAATTTCCACAGTGGGACAGTCGAGTTATTTCAAAAAAACTATATTGAAGATTAATCTTTAATTTAATTAAATAACAATGTTAGAAACAGAACAAATACATGAACGGCTACTAGATATACCTAATGAGTTACTTGAAAAAGGAAAGGAATATGCAACAAAAAAAAGTAATTACGATCTACTAGATGAACAGAGAAAGATTATATTATCTATAGAGATGTCAAAGTTTAATACTAATTATATCGAACAACATAGAGGTAAACAACCTCCTGAATGGAAATGCAGAGCAGCAGCTTATATGTCTAAAGAGTATGTAGATCACTTAAAAGCACTAGAACAAACTCAAAGAGATTATCTTAAATGCCAAGCAGAGGTAAATGCTTTAAATGCAGAGTTTGAAGCTAAAAGATCAGTAGCTTCATATAAAAAAAATCTTCAAAAGAAAGTTTAATATTTTTTTTAATTAACTATGAGAAAATTAACTAAACCATGTAGTGTAGATGAATTTAATACACTACTAGCAAATGAAAGAATTAATGAAGTTGATTCTTATAAAGGAAAAGCTTTTAAGAATATCAATAAAGATACAGCTAAATTAATAATGAAATGCACTGGTGGTATAGTAGCCCTTTTAGGTATTGGTTGCGAATCTAGCGTAAACATAGAAGATAACGACACATTTTTTGATAATTATGGTAATGACAGTTTTAATTCAGACGGAGAAGGATATACTAACACGTTAAATGACGATTACTATAATGATACTGAAAATGCTGAATATGATGACGCTAAAAATACTGATGATACTGAAAATGCTGAAGATAATAAAGATTCTGTTTGGTATAATGGTAATGAGTACGTTCAAGCTGAACCAGATTACCCTATGGAAGATATGCCTATTGGAGACTTTGATGGATTTCAAAACAATGGTAATGGATGGGAAGCTGTAGATGTAGGTAATTCTGAACCAGATCAAATGACTCTACCAGAATACAATGCAGAGGAAATAACTACTCTTAAAATTAAAGTAAGAGCACTACTTATTAAAGTTAATGTATTAAAAAAACAAATAGATAAACTTTCTCAATAATTTTTAATTTTTTTAAAACAATGAATAAAAGTTTTTACTTAGATGATCAATGTTTCTGCCGAAAAGATGGTAAAGAATATAATTGCAATGAATACGAAGGAATAATGGCAGGTAGAATGCAAATTGTAGATAATGACTTTGATAAAATAAAAGAAATCGCAGGAACAATAGATGATTGCATATTAGGATTGAGGTCATCAATAAAATGTGGTGCTACTGAATATTTAGATAAATTCAGTCCGTTCCCTTTGGATGTTAAAACCAAAAAGGAAATCGAAGAACAAGAGCAAAATAAATGGATCAAAGATTTACAAGATGAGCATAATGATGAAATGAGGCAAAGATTTGAAGAATATGGATTGCCTACTGATACCATTATATTCACAGCATAATGAAAAGTTGTGAATGCGTTAGGAATGGAATAATAACTAAATGTAATGACGTATCAATAGGTAGAGTAATTAATGAGCATTATGATAATAATGTTGTAAATGTAATATTAGTAAAGAATAAAATAACATTCTGTAGATATAAAACTAAAAGATCAATTTTAGAAAAAATAATATTTAATCTATTCAATGAAACTATATAATAAAGAACTAAATGAATATCGCTGGCAAGAACATTGTGATGTTGAACCAAAATCAACTCATTTTAAGTATTATACCGATGAAATGATTGATCAAGCCATTAAAGAAATAAAAGAATCAGAAGAAAGAATTAAGATCTTAATGGCAGAAAATAAAAAGAAAAAGGAAAGAATTTTAAATTTATCAATCAACCAATGAAAGATTATCTTAAAATGCCATCAAGGAAAGAACTTAAAGAACTACAAAAAGAATGTGATAATATCTGTGGAAAAAGCGAACTTAAAAGATACCTTATATATCACATTAGATGGCAAATATCAGCTTGGGTAATGTTACCTTTAATGATTATATTAGAATCTAATTTTCCTTTGTGGGCTAATTTAATGGCAGGACAGTTCTTTGGTGCTTTAGTGTTTTGGTGCGTAGATAAATGGATTTTTAAAAAATAATGCATAATATCTGTGATGTACATAACGAGATAATTAAGAAATTAAACAAAGCTGGTAAAGCTTTATTAGAGGAAAAAGAAAAGCTAGTAGGTAGTAATGCAGTAAAACAGTTTGCTTTAACTATAAAAGAAATAGGAGGCATCGATGGTCTTATTAAGAAAGCTAACGATATGGCTACTATAATGGAGAATGGCTTAATAAGAAGACGTAAAGTAATGGAAGAAATGGGCATAGAATCTACTTATCAATTTATTAAAAAAAATGAGAGGAGAAATAGCAAGACTAAGGACTAAATTAGATAAACTATGGGCTCAATTAATTAAATTAAAAGCTGGCAATAAATGTGAGTATTGTGGCAAGACTAAAGGATTAAATAGTCATCATATCTTTTCCAGATCTAGAAAATCAACTCGTTGGGATTTAGACAATGGTTCTTGCTTATGTGTTGCTTGCCATACTTTCTCCTCCACATTCTCAGCACATAAAACTGGTGTAGAATTCACTTACTGGCTAGAAGAAAAGAAAGGCAAAGAGTTTATGGATAAATTAAGGCTCAAAGCAAATCAAGTTAGTAAAATGTATATTCAAGATTACAGAGATCTTGTAGAGAGATTTAAGACATTAAAAAAAGAGCTAGAGTGTATTGATACCAAAAAGAAATAAAAACGTCTCTATGATTAATATATGATCATTTATGAACACTTCCACCTTCTTCTTGCTGCACATATTCTTTTACTTGGTGTTTTTTTTATTGGCATGTTTTAATAAAATTACTTATTAGCTTGTTTCCATATTTCTTTTAGTTGGGATTTGGTTTTGAGTATTTTAGGATTTAGTACTATTATTGTTTTTCCTTTGTCTTTGTTAAGAATTATTGCATCGTATTCTTTTGATTTCATAAATTCAGAAAAATCCTCTCCACCATTTCCTGATAAAAATGGAGGTTTTTTGCCCTTAAATCCTTCTTTGTCAAGAAATTTATTTATTTCCTTATCATAATTAGTTTTAAAAACCTTAGCATTTTTTGGTAAAACAGCTTCAATAACAGTTCCGCCTTCTCTTATAACAGTACCAGCTCTATTGTCGGCAAAATACACGCCTTTCCCAAACATTCCCCTTTCTCCTGGTTTAGATTTTGTTATATCAAACTTTTTACTTGTACCATGAAACAATGGCATCCCTTGTGCCTCAACAAACTCATCAGCCGTCTTATATTTCTTAGCTTCTTGAATGAGAGGGCTTTCAACTTTTTCTTGAGCTTTCTCCCATATTTCTTTTAGTTGGGATTTAGTTTTGATTTTGTTTTTATTGAAAATGGCTATTGTGTCAGATGTCTCTGATCCTTTGCCAGAGATTTTTAGTTCTTGGTATCTTACACCATCATAACCATCATTTCTCGCTTTGATCATAGATGAATGATCACCGGGTTCAAAGGGAACGTTTTTTATTCTTGCATCTGGAGATACGTAGGTATCAATAACTTTTAACTTTTTATTCAGACCCCCAACACCCTCGGCTGTTGCAAATGGCGATCGAACCCTACCAAAGTCCAGTGCCTGTTGTCTATCTGGTGTAAAATAAACGACATTACCGCCAAAGGAATCACCTTTTGTGCCGTGATAAACAGGTGTCCCTTGTGCCTTAATAAAATCATCAGCACTTTTATATTTCTTAGCTTCTTTGATTAGATCGTTAGGCACTTTGGCAGTCCCCGCCTTTTTAAAATCTATTGGTTTTGTTTCTTTTGGTAATTGAATTGCTTTACCTTCTGAAAAGACTTGAGTTTTAATATCACTTTTCGGAGCTGGTAAAAGTTTAAATTCCTCTATCTTTGGTTTAATTTCTTGTATTACTTTTTTCTCTTTTAGTGAGAAATTTCTTTCGCCTTGTAATATTTTTAATAATACACCTGCTTCCCCTTCATTTAATTTTGTTGATAAAAACTCTGCTATTTTTATTCTATTTGATGGTGTCATTGCTTTTGCTCCTAGTAAAACAGCAGCAGCAGTTCCTAGTGTCTTCATGATATTTTCTCTATCAAAACCACCTGCAGCAATGCCACCAGATATAACACCACCAGTAAGTAAAGTCTCGGCAACTTTTAACATTGCATTACCTCCAGCTCCTACACTTTGACCTTTAATAGCATTACTTAAAGTATTATTTAATATTACATTTTGATTTAATTCTTTAATATTAGTAGCACCTTTTTTTGCAGCTTCATTCTCTATAAATTCTTTAACTGATTCTCTTATATTTGCTAAGCCTTTTTTAATATTTCCTGCTTTTACATCCCCTGATATGGTGAATATATCTAAAACATCATCAGATAAAGTTTTTAATTTATCTATATCTGATAATGTAACTTCACCTTTATTTGCTTTATTATATAAATCTAATATCTCTTTGTTTATTTTTTCACGTCCAGGAACTTCTTTAGTTGCTTTTAATGATTCATCAGCCAATTTTAATACATCATTATTAAAATAAGTTTCTCTAAATTGCTTTAATGAATTTAGTTTTTCTTTTCTGTAATTTTTAGCCAGATCTTTAAGTTTACTAGCAACTTCTTTTGCTGTGCCAAATATCCTATTACTAAGTAAATATTGTTCTGCTGTTTCAGCAGACGCATTAGATCCTATTTGTTCAAGTGTTTTGGCAACACTTTCTTTTTGATTAGGTTTTAATTTTATAGCTGATTTATAAAGAGCTTCTGGTATTGCTTTGCCTAGAAATTCCTTCCCTTTTTGTAGTGTTTTACCTACAACTGGAAAAGCTGCACCTACTGCTGCACCTGTAGTTAGTTCTTCTTTAGTTGGTAGTTCTCCTTTAACTGCTTTTTCTCCAGCTACAAAGCCTGCACCTTCACCTGCTGCTGTGAGTAATGGGGTAATTTTACCTATTACCTTAGGCATTACTTTTGCAAATTCTTTTGTTAAAAATCTAGCTGCCTGTGCTCCTTTAACTCCTGAGAAAAATTCAGGTATAAACTCAATCCCTTTTTCTATTATCCCCGCTTCTTCATCGCTTAAGGCTTCTTCTGCTTTTTGAATTAATTGACGTGGTAATTGAGGGATTGCTTCTTCTGGTAAAGGTTCAGCACCAAATGCTTGAACTGTTTTTTCTAACCCTTCACCGATTAATCTTGCCCCTGATTCAATTGGTTTAGATATTTTTAATGCTCCTCTTCCTATTGCTTTTAGCCTGCTTTCTGGTGATCTACCTGGCATAAATCTTTCTAAAAAAGGCTGCTTTTGTGTAGGTGATTTATATTGATCAACTTCTTCTTGTGTCATTGTAGACTGAAATTGCTCTTGTTGTGTTACTGGTTCGCCAGTTTCACTTAAAAAAGGAGTACCAGTTGGAGTAAATTGTTTTTTTCTATTAATAAGCTCAGTTCTAGCTTCCATTAAGGCATTTTTAGCTTCATCTAAGCTAAAGCCTTCTTGCTTTCTATTTTTTAAAAACTGTATTTCTGCTGGTGTTAATGCCATTTTATTTTAAAAAAATAATTATTTATTCCAATGATCTGTTATTTGTGCATCCTCCTCTGGGGAAAATGCTCCTTCTAAAGATTCAAGCTCATTAGCGTAGTTCTCTCTTGTTTTTTCTGCTTTTAATGTTTTTAATTCTTTAATAGATTTTTCACCGAATAATTCTTCGAATTTATCAGCTCCCAATTTTCTTTTTAAAGGTATATCTCTTTCATTTACAAATCTATTTTTTAATCTATCTAATTTAATATTAAGTAGTTCATTTGATTGATTTACATTACCAGCTATATTTTGCAATCTATTATTTAACCCCTCTGTAAAAGAAGTTCCTGCTGCAAATAATGTAAAATCTGTGCCTAATAATTCTAAATCTTGTTTAGCTTGTGCTAATTCTGGATCAGTAGTTTCTCCTATTGCTTGTGCTGCTGATTCAAAATTCCCTCTTACAAATCCAGTTTTTGTTTTCTTGAGAGCATTTTGTATATTATTTATTCTATCTACTAAAACAGAAAGATCATCATAATCATTATTATCTCCCAATACAGCATTTCTGACTATTCTTTTAACTTCAAAAGCATCTTTTTTAATCATAGCATCTCTTAAAGCTGCTAATTTAAATTCTCTATCTTGATCACTAAATCCAGCTCCTACGCTTAAATTAGTTGTAAATACATCATAATAATTATCAAATTCTTTAGTTTTATTTCTAAAGTTTTGTCTAAATTGTTCAGCTTTATTTTTAAATGCTTCTACTTCATTTAAATCTTTTGTATTTACTGTTTCAGGTAACTTACCTGATTCAACAAATCTAAAATATTCTTGTTGTGGTATAGTTAACCCTCTATATGATTCAATTTTAATATCTTCTACTTCTGGTTGTATTTCTGCCCCACCAGTGAATCCTTCTGCTTTTGCTAAAGCTCTTGCTGTTTGCATGGGATCTAATTGACTAATTGGTGTATTTAATCCAACGCCTAATTGTTTAGATACTACGCTTTTATATCCTTTACCTGCTCCTTCTCCTCCTACCCAAACATCAGTAAGTCTGCCTAATGTATCAGTAGGTTTTATTCTTGAAGATCTTCCTTCAAACTTTGCTTTTAAATCTGCTGCCATTGCTTTATATCCATCTTCAACATTCTGGAATACTAAGAAATTGCGTGTTACGCCATCTTTTCCAGTTACTTGAGTGCTACCTATAGCGAATTGATCTCCAACGCCACCAGCGACGAGATTTGCAGGATTATTTAAGTCATTTGCAACATTACCAGTATTACGTGGTCTAGTCATTGTTGTGGTAACTCCTCTAACACCTTCAAGCTCTCTCCTTTTTTCTTCTGCTTCTAATTGTGCCATTTTAACATCTTCTGGTTTTAACCCTATAAGACGTGAAAATGTGTTTATTTCTTCTTCTGTTGCACCTTTCTCTTTCATATCTATTAATATGTTATATCTTCTTATTGCTTCGTCTAACTTCGTATCAATTTCTTCTGTTGTAAATCCTCTTTGTTGTGCAAATTTCTCTGCCATTTCTGGGTTAGTCTTTTTAAGCTGTGAATAAAACAAGAAATCACTTTGTGCTGCTGTTATTTCTGGTGTATCTCCTT